CGCGCACCGATGAAGCAGTTGTCTTCAATAATGGTCGGGCTGGCTTGCAGAGGCTCGAGTACGCCCCCGATGCCGCCGCCCCCGCCCCATCGCCCGCGCAGTGCCCCGCCAGTGTCGATAGGTTTTTGATGCTATTGTATAGCTGTACTTTTTCGCGCAAGATAAACTCCTGCTGGCTCAGCACGTCCTCAGCACTGTAGCGGATTGTTTCCTCGCCCATGCCAGAGGCTTTGCCTATGATGTTGTTGTACAGGTTTGCCCCAGATTGCGGCAGCTCCATACGAATTGCGCCAATGCCCAAGCCGTCGTCAGGATAATGCACCACCACATCTGGCCGCTCGTTGCCCAGTGTCTGAAACGTCTCAAACTTGCGGTCGTAGGTGAAACGGAAGTCAAATTTGCCGTCCTGCAAATTGGTTAGCGACACCAGCGCATCTTTAGCGTTGATATCCTCCCAGTCGTCCATTCTGTCGCGTCGTATGCCGGTGCGATACTGCCTGCTGCCCCTGGTGATACCAACATCTCCGTTAGATCGATTCTGCACCTCCTGGATAATATCCCAAGCAATGTCAGTAGCTTCAATTCCTTTCCAGCGACCGTTCAGGTATCGTGCGTCAATCAGGTTCAGGTAGCCGTCACACTGCACCAGCACCCTCGCATTGTCGGTGTTTAGGTTGCGGTTCGCCTCTACTACCACTGCACCAAATAAATACTCGCCGTTGCGCTTGACTCTAATGTCGCTCACCCATGGCTTTAAGATAGTGTTTGGGTTCTCGCCGATCCGTCGACACTTCTCTTCCCAGTCTGGCATCGACATATTAAAATCTAGCGACTCAACGCCGTTTCGCGTCATACTCCAGTCGAGGTCTTGGCAAAGCCTGGTGATGTCGGCTACCTTTGTTTTGCCGCGATGCCATAGCTCGATAGTGTAGCGCGGTGGTACATACTCGTCCATTACGCCACTCCTGTGTAGCCGTTGTACCACTCAACGATAGCCGTGCCAGTATCAGCACTGTTTGAGGTATTGAAAATCAGCTCATTTAGTCCTGGCACCAAACGCCAGTATTGACTGCTGGTGAGGTTATTATCGATGCCTACTCCATTTAGCGTCACTTCTCGGTTGTATGTGTCAAATATGATTGTGTCGCTATCTGTCGTGCTGATATTCAGTGCTAAAATCTCGCCAGTTGTCTGGTTGGACACGGTCGGATTGGTGACTTTGCCAGTAATTGTGATTGTCGGCCAAACATACGTGTTGCCATCATTTGTGGCGTGATTCAGTCCCCCGCCAGATATCCAGTGCAAGCCGTCACGCTCCCAAAGTAGCCCCGTAGGACTCCACAATAAACCACCGTCACGTGGACGCTCTAGCGTGATTCGCTGTGCTGCGCCGTCGGTATAGTCATACATTCGCGGGTCGCCCGCTACTAGCTCGATGTCATAATCGGCAATAAGCGGCCACTCAATCTTTGGATCGAGAGGCTGCGTCAGCTTGGTAATAGTCTGATAGACGCGTCCGGTTGGTGTGAACAGCTGCACTCGCAACTTGTCGCGGATTTTAATGGTTCTAGCAATTTTTGCCATCTCAGCATGCATTTCGGCCAGTTTTCCGTCATGCTCCACTGCCACGAAAAAGCTCAATGGTATTTGTCGCACGCCGTAAAACTGCTCATCTATGCTGCCGCCGTCAGCACCAGAAAATACATACTGGCTGTTGCGTACATCAGGGTCGCCAAAGCCTTTCAGCGGCGGTGTTAGGTGGGATAGCCCCTGTTTACTGCCTGCTAAAAACACGCTCTCATTAGTGCGCATATTAGTGATCTGTACGTCATATGTTCTCATATCTAGCCCCTCCTCATTTGCTGCACCAGGCTGCGGTTATATTGATCGACATCGATACCGTTCGTCAGGTTGACGGTTTGGTTGATTTGCGGATACCCATCATTAGAGCCGCCATTGTTTTTGCCGCCCCAGATATCGTCGGCTCGTAAAGAGATACTGCCACTACCAGATACACTAAAATCAGGTGACAGCGAAGTTGTCATTTTGTCAGAAATCGCACCATTCATCGTATCGACCGCCGATAACACACCTCCAATACTGTCAGTGATACCGTTAGCAAATCCTTGTCCTAAAAATCCACCCATCTTTGCCATGACAGTCGACGGTGAATGGATACCAAAGAAACTCTTAATGCCATCAAGCACAGACTTGCCGAACCCTTTTATTTTACCTAGGATCCAGCCAGTGACGTTATTGATGCCATTCCATAATCCCTTAATGAAGTTTTCTCCAACGCTCCACAGAGTTGACGGCGATAACACCTCTCCAATCTTATTGATGACTTTCCATGCAGCACTGCCGATGTGACCAAGCATACTGCCAATACCATGGATCAGCGCGAACAGTAGCTTGACGGCAGACTCGCCTAATTTCTGCAACATTGCTGGTTGCGTCAGTGTCGTAACAATTGCGTCAACGACACGTGGCAGTGCGTCGGCTAGCGCGTTAATAACTGTAGGCAATGCTTCAATTATGGCTAAGAATAGCTGAATCGCACCCATGATCAGCGCCTGTAGCATAGTCGGCTCCGTCAGTGTTGTGACCAAACTATCGACGATTTGTGGAATCATCGGTGTTATCACTGCGATAATCTGCGGCGCAGCTTGCAAAAGCGCCATAAATAATTGCATAAAGCCTTGAACTAGCACTGGCACCATAGCTACGATTTGACCAATCCATTGTGGTGCTGATTGTACTAAGCCTTGCAACAATATGATAACCCCCTGGATAATAGCCGGTAATAGCTGTCCCATAATTGGGGTAATCAATGGCAGCAATTGTGTTATAATTTGCGGCAAAGCCTGCGCAATACCGCCTATTGCTTTAGACAACGCTGGTGTTAGATTTTTTAGAAATGTCTCAAACGAGCCTGTGAAGTTATTTATCAACTGGCTCAGATCCAAGTCTTCATTACCAAACCCAGCAACAAGATTCGACCACGCCGACTTCATTGAGTAAAAGCTACCACTAATAGTCTCGCTAGCTTCTTTAGCGGTCGTACCGGTAATGCCCATGTTTTCTTGAACCTTGTGGATTCCTTCGATGAGCTTGTCAAATGGAATATCTTTCAGATATTGGCCGAGTTCCTTTAAGGTATCAATGGACTCAGGAAGAAGTGGTGAATCTCCGCCAGCCCCTTGAAAACGACCTTCTAGATTCCAGACTGTTCGACCATGACGGACAAAGTAAAGTTTCATAAGTTACTTTCCTCCAAGATATCAACAAAGCTGGCTTTTACAAAGTTTGCCAGATCTTTAGGTGTGATGATGATACTGTGCCCGACCTCGCCAGCAGAGACAATCATTTTTTCCAATTCTAAAGCTGTTTCATCAATAAAAATAGGGTAGTTGTGCTTTTGACGGATACCGACTGGATTATTAGCTCCATGGATATATCCAGTTGTTTTTTCTAAATCCTTTTGAGGAATCATAGCCACTTTTTTATTACCAGAAATCTTTGCTAATTTCTTTTCAGAAAGGTGTTCGGTGATAGGAACAATTCCAATAACCGGACCAGTCTTGTCACCCAATAATGCTAAGGTCTTAAAGATATGATTTCTATCATAATTAGAAGGAAGTTCTCCCTCTAAAGCGTTAATTTGAATACCTTGATGGTCAATACCTGCCTTAGTCAATATTTGCTCTACTAAGGTTTTTTTAACTTTTACTTTTTTAGCCATTATTTGTATTTATCCTCCAATTGACTCATCCAAATACCTAACCAAATACCAAGAGCAAAAAAGAAGGCAACAATGACATAAGACACAAGAGATAAACCAGTGTAGTTAATACTTTCAGCATTACCCGCATTTGGAATCAATATCAAGAGTGTACTTGAAAGAACTATTGCAATGATGAAATGATAAACACGAGAGTGATACACTCGAAGAGCGTAGTCCATCAATTTTGAAAAAATGACTAGAGTAGCAGCAGCTCCAATTCCTATTGGAAGGAAGGTACCAAATAAATCAAAAGTTTTAAATCCAGTTAACATTGGACTATATAGTCCTAAAATTAAGAGAAGATTTGAGGGGCTTAATCCTGGAACCAAGATACCTAGAGCAAGCAGAGCACCAGCTAGGATAAAACTTGTGAAACTTGCGCTGAGTGAACCAACAACAAAGTTTAAAGCATAAAGACCAATTCCAGAAACAATAAAGGTCACCCAAAACCAGATAAGATCGACTTTGTCTCTTTCTGAATCTTGAGTAGCCTCCCTTACAAGGCTTGGGACTGTACCAATAATGGCACCCGCAAAACTCCATAAAACATAAACCTGATAGTGCTCAAGGAGGTACTCAATTGGATAAGAAAATAGCCCAATACCTAGTAACATCCCAATAGCAACAGGTAAGAAATAAAGAATATCTTCTTTTAGGTTTTTGAATGGATGGGCAAGAAAACGAATCATTCTCTCATAGATACCCAAAATAGCTGCCAAGACTCCACCAGAAATACCAGGTA